ACATCAAGACGGGCTGCCGCAGATCCGCCAAGGTTCAATATCACCGCCTCGCGATTAACAGGAACACGCTCACCATTCGACCGCATCATGTACCACTGTAGACGTTTCATCCCGGCACCTCCGTTTTCATACCATCTAATATAATCCCAAAAATACCGTTTTCAAGGGGCGGCAGGGAATTTCTCGGAATTTCTCGGGATAGCTACCAGAGTGGGGCGACTGGGGCGGTGAGACGTAATGAGATCGTGTCAGATATTTCAGAATATCTCGGACGGACGGTGTCACAGCGCAACAATGAGAATGAACGTCAACTACGGAGACGAGAATGAAATGGGGGGGCTCTTTGAGTATGATTCTCAGCTCAGGCGCAGTCTGCAATATCTCTATTGAGACACGCTGAGATTAGTCAATGGTGATAGTACGAATTCGGCATTTCTCGCGATATTGCATAAATCACAGACTCTACTATGCTCGGTAGGGTAATTGAGGCGTAAGTGTACTCGGAATGAGACGTGGGAATTCTCTTTCAGATTATATCGATATATATTCATAACTATATATTAGCTACATGCAGCTCACTTTTCTCAGGTAAGCTTACTTGACATGACACACTGGTAGCTCTACGGGCCCAGAGATATCAGCAATATCTGAGACACACTGCGGCATAGCGCTACGCTGCACTGCGGCAATGCTCCAAGGCCCTACGCTGGTACCTGCCAGTACCCTATACCCTCACCCTGCCGCACTGCACAGCCGCGATCCTGTGCCACGCTAGGCCGCACTGCGGCCGAGCTGCGGCACGGCAGCGCAGCTCGAGCGCACCCCCGCCTCGCCTCGAGCCGACCTCGCAGCACGACCGCCCAACCGAACGCCCCCCCGCCTCGCGCCCGCAAGCGAGCAAGGGCTTGGATGGATTTCAACAGACCCCCTGCGTTGCTCTTTTACCTCCCCTAGATTTGCCTACTGCCCCTTGACTTCCCTGTCTCAACGCCCCATGATTCCTACATGGCACGACGTGCCCCCTTGGTAGTTGCACAACCTGATGACAAGTTGAGCCCTCGGCTTCAGCACTTGGTGGTGCTGGAGGAGGCCCCGTGTGAACTAGAGTGGGGGGTGCAGTGCCTGCGGGACGGCGGCAGCGAGGCTGCAGCCGCTTTGAAGAGTGGGTTGACGGTAGCGGAGTGGAACCAGGTGAAGAGGTGGGGAGCGGCTGGGCATCCGGCGTTCAGCGGGTTCTACAGTGACTACCTGTTTGCGAGGGGGTGTGCTTTAGAATCCATCCAGAGCGCGGTGCACAAGAGGGCGCTGGACGAGGGGGAGTTGGCGTACGCTCGTGCTGCCGAAGAGATCATTCTTGATGGTCGAATCGGCGGCACGAGGGTGGACGGCGGCACGCAGACTCAGGTGAACGTGGTGATCAACAAGGACTTTGATGGGTGAGGTAGTCGTACCGCATCTTGGGTTCAAGCCGCGTGGGTATCAGCGGCGGTGCTGGGATGCTCTTTTGAAGGATGGGGTGAAGCGGGCGGCGCTGTGTTGGCATCGGCGGGCTGGTAAGGACCTGTTGATGTTGAACATCGCGCAGATTTTCATGCTGGAGAGGAGCTGCTTGGTATGGCACCTGCTTCCGCAGTTCAATCAGGCGCGGCGGGTGGTGTGGAACGGGATGACGAGTGAGGGGCACGGTTTTCTGGACTACTTCCACCCGGATCTGATCGAGCGGCGGCGGGACGATCAGATGTTGTTGCAGTTCAAGAAGGAGCATGGGGGGAGCATCTACCAGTGTGTGGGGAGTGATCAGCCGGACAAGCTGATGGGGGCGAACCCGGCTCTGGTGATCTTCAGCGAATACGCGTTGGCTGATCCGCAGTGTTGGGACTACATCAGGCCGATCTTGAACGAGAACGACGGGGTGGCGGCATTTATATCCACGCCTCGTGGATATAACCACTTCTACGACGTTATGGCGCAGGCCAGAGAGTCCGAGAGCTGGTTCTCGGAAACTCTGACTGTGAATGATACAAAGCGGGCGGATGGGACGCCCGTGGTGACGGAGGACCTGATCGCCGAAGATCGGCGATCAGGTATGCCGGACGAGCTGATCCGGCAGGAGTACTACTGTGATTTCTCGGCGCCGCTGACGGGGGCGTACTGGGGCAAGGAGCTGGACGAGGCGGAGAGAGAAGGTCGCATTGGCGACCTCGTCTGGAGGAGAGAGTACCCGGTGCACACGGCGTGGGACCTTGGGATGCGGGACGCGACGGCGATATGGTTCTACCAGGTGGTGGACGGGTACGTGCACTGGATCGACTACTACGCTTCGAGTGGCGAGGGGCTCGAGCACTACGTGAAGGTGCTGCAGACGAAGCCCTACGTGTACAAGGAGCACTGGGCGCCGCACGACATTCGCGTCCGCGAGTTGGGGACAGGCGTGAGCCGGTGGCAGACGGCTGCCGACTTGGGCGTCTTCTTCCGCGTGGTGCCTCGGCTGAGCGTGGAGGAGGGTGTGCAGGCGGCGCGGCTGGTGATCCCGCGCAGCCGCTTCGACAAGGTGAAGTGTGCGGACGGGGTCAAGGGCCTCCGACACTACCGGAAGGAGTGGGACACGCACAACAGGCTGTGGAGCGCGAAGCCGGTGCACGACTGGACAGAGCATCCCGCATCGGCCTTCCGCTATGGGTGCCTCACTGTCCCACGTGGTCGCGTGAAGGTGCCGGAGCCGATCGTGTGGAACATCGAGGAGACGTTCGAGCAGGCGCTAGAGCGGAACGACGGCATCGTTCGGGAGCGTCGGAGCGCGGAACAGACACAGTGGAAGGGCATATAATCAAAATCGGAGGACGAAGATGGCATCAGATCTGTACTTCTTCATCGACCAGAGCGAGGATGACAACCTGTCGGATGCCGTCGATAAGAGGGAAAAGGACCTCTGTGGGCTGGTCATCCCGACCATGACGAGTACGAGCATCAACTTCCAGGGCTCAAGGGACGGGACGAACTTCTACCCCATCTGGTGGGACAGCGTGTTACTAGAGGTCACCATCACGTCCTCGACGATCGCCATGCTCGACCCAATGTGGTTCGCCGGGGTGAACTACCTGAAGATCGGTACGGGTTCCGGTGAGGCGTCTGATAGAACTATCTACCCGATCTGGCGGGCATTCTGATGGCCTCGACCCAAGCTCTTGACAAGCGCCTGACGGCCCTTGAGAGCGTCGTGAGCGGATTCACGGATGCGATGGCTGAGATCATCCGCTCGGCAGAGACGGCGACGCGGGCCTACGCGGAGAATGAGGAGCCGTTCCGTCGTCAGGTCGCGACGATCCGTCAGGAGATCCGGGCGCGGTTCGATGGCCTTGATGAGCGGCTGCGGAAGCTCGAGGGCGGTGCCGAGTGAGCACATATTACATTCGCGCTGACGGCACGGCGGCCAACAAGGAAGCGGCGACGAGCGACTCCGCGCCCGAGACGAGCATGAACGTCACGGTTCACAACGCGGAGACGTTCGCCGCTGGAGACACCATCATCGTCTCGGATGCTGGTGGTGTGTATCGTGGCACTAGGCTTACGGTGCCATCTGGCGGTAGTGTCGGCAACCCGATCACCTATCCCGGCAGTGGGTCTCCTGTGTTGAAGGGATCGTTGGATCTGACAGATGGCACGTATGATTGGTTGGCATCAGCGTCAGGGACCAACGAATACTACTGCGCTCTCGGCGCAGAAAAAAACCTGTGGACCAACGCAGACGTGGAAACCAGCGTCGACGACTGGAATGCGCAGGCGAGTTGCGCTATCTCGTGGGGGACCGATCAGTTTTGGGAGGGTTCACACAGCCTCAAGGTGACTCCTAACGATCAGTGGTGGGCGGTGCGATCAGACGCTAAGACGATCGTGCAAGCCTCGACGGCTTACACCGTCAGCTTCTACGTGCGCCCAACCGACACCCTTGCGAATGACTACGTTTACGTGTACGACCAGGATAACAACGAGATAGCGGCTGTCTCGGCTGGGCACCCGACCGGCGGTGCATGGACTAGAGTGCATCTTCACTTCACGACTGGGGTTGGTGACACTGGCGTCAAGATCCATTTTGAGGCGCAGACCAACACCGTCACATGGCTTGACGGGTTTCAGGTCGAGGCCGGAAGCTCTGAGACGACGTGGGTCAACTACGGTGAACTGGTCCCATCGAATCCGAGTCTTGTTGATCCCGGCGTTGGGCTTGTGTTTCTCGATGATGTCAGTCTGACCGGCGGTACGCTGGGTGCGCTGGCGGATCACGAGTGGGGCTACGGCGATAACGACTCGCTCGGGTTCGACACGATCTACGTTCGTGACAACAGCGGTGACCCGGATACGTCCGGTGCTGTGATCGAGGCGAGTCAGCACGCCTGCTTCTATGTCTACGACAAGGACTACATTGTCGTAGACGGTCTGGAGTTCCGGCACGGATGGGGCGGGGACTATCAGGGGGGGTTCACGGCGTACCTGTCGACCGGCTCGGTCGTGCAGAACTGCGAGGCGCACTGGAACAATGCGAACGGCATCGCTTTTGCCTCAGGATGCACCTCCTGTACGATCGACAGTTGCACCGCAAGCTACAACGGTTCGCATAACATTCAGTTCAGCGGTGCCGCCGAAGATAATCGGGCCACCGGGCACACGGTATCGCGCTGTACGTCTCATCACAGCAGGGTGTTGACATGGAATGAGGGCAACGAGTTCGACGGTTACGGCATCAAGCTCCAGTGGTGCGATAACTCCGTCGTCAGGAACAACTACTCGTACTCGAACGATCTCCAAGGGATTGATCTCGATGTCGGGACCGATGGCAACGACATCTACGAGAACAAGTTCTACGACAACAATTGGGACGGCATTCTCCTTGAAATCGGGGCCGCGAGCAACACGGTCCATCACAACCTGATCTACGACAACGTCAGGGATGACGACGCCTACGCCGCCGAGATCATGATCTGGAACGACAGCCAGAACAACGAAATCTACTCGAACGTGATCTACAAGACGCGGACCTCGAACACCAGCGATTTCCTCATCCTGATCGGTGATTCTGGCGCCACGGCCAGTAGTGGCACCCTGATCTATGGCAACGTCCTCGATGGGGGTGGCTTCGCGAATAACGCGATCCGGGTGGATGGCGGGGCGACCATCGCGACCGCGCAAGGACTAAAAATCAAGAACAACATCCTTCTCAACACTGACCAAGTGCCGATCTGGATTCAGAGTTCGAGCTTCACCGGGTTCGAGTGTGACTACAACTGCTACGACGTGAGCGGCGGAAACATCATCCAGCGTGGCTCAGGCACATACCCGAGTTACACGCTTGCAACGCACTTCGCGACCTTCGGGCAGGACGAACACTCACTTGACACTGACCCGCTGCTTGAAGATCCAGCAAACGGCAAGTTCTGGTTGCAGAAGATCTCCCCCTGCCTCGGTGCTGGCGTGGATCTCGGAGATGACTACAGGGCCGGACTGCACAAGGCTAGTAGCTGGCCCGATGGCGTCAGGACCGTGAATCAGAGCAGATTGTGGGACCTCGGCGCATATGTGAGCGCACAGGGAGAACTTGCGCGGCATTCGCGATGGTTACACATGCTCAGTCGGCATCATGGATGGAGGTGAGTCATGCCATGTGGCGGCGGTAAGAAGAAGAAGCGCGGCGGACGGAGGAAGTGATGGCCGAGCCCACGAAAGAGATGGTCGAGGAAGAGGCTCCAGGAGGGGACGATGTCGAGGTGATCCTGAACGAGTTGTCCGCCGCGCAGCGACGGATGGAGTCGTGGATGGATCGCGGGGAGAAGGTGATCAGCCTCTATCGTGGGGAGGGCGACGGGGTCAACCCGGCGAGTGACAGGTTCAACATCCTGTGGGCGAACATAGAGACCCAGCGCCCCTTCATCTACTCGAACACGCCGAAGCCCATCGTGAGGAGACGTTTCCTCGAGCCAGACCCACCGGCAAGAGTGGCGGCGGAGGTGATGGAGCGGGCGCTGGATTACTTCATGGAGTGCGAGGGGCACGAGTACACGCCGGCGATGCGGCGGGCGGTGAGTGACTTCCTGCTGCCGGGTCGCGGCCAGGTGTGGGTGGTGTACGACGCCGAGTTCGAGGAGTACACGGAGCGCATCGACGACGAGGGCGAGCCGGTGATGGCGGAGCGCAAGGCGTACGAGCAGGTGTACGTCGAGCACGTGTACTGGAAGGACTTCTTCCACTCGGACGGGCGCTGCTGGGAGGACGTGTGGTGGGTGGCGCGTGGGCACGACCTGACGAGGCACGACCTCGAGGAGCAGTTCGGGGCGCGGATCGCGGACGACGTGCCGCTGGTCAGCGAGATCGAGCGGGACGATGCGTACGAGTACCGCGACCAGTACGAGCGGCGTGACTGTGCGCGGGTGTGGGAGTTCTGGAACAAGCGCACGCGCAAGGTCTACAAGGTGGCCGAGGGGTACGACAAGTTCCTCGAGGAGCCGCTTGAGGACCCGCTGGAGCTTGAGCAGTTCTTCCCCTGCCCCAAGCCGCTGTACATGCTCGAGACGACGGGATCGCTCGAGCCCATCCCCGAGTACAAGATGTACGAGCGGCAGGCGGCGGAGGTGAACGTCCTCACGGACAGGATCACCAAGCTGACGAGCGTGCTGCGTGCGGTGGGTCTGTACGACGCGAACGTGAAGGACGCCGTGTCGAAGCTCGTGCGCGGGGTCGAGAACGAGATGATCCCGTGCGAGAACTACGCTTCGCTGATTCAGGCCGGGGGGGTGAACGGAGCGATCACGTGGTTGCCGTGGGAGAACATCGCGGGTGTGATCGAGGGGTTGTCGATCCAGCGCGAGAAGACGATGCAGATGATCTACGAGGTCACCGGCATCGTGGACATCCTGCGCGGGGTGGCTGTTCCACGTGAAACGAAGGGTGCGGCTGAGGCGCGGGCCGGGTACGCGACGGGGCGGCTGGGCGAGAAGCAGCGCAACGTGGAGAAGTTCGCCCGCGACACGCTGGCGATCATGGCGGAGGTGATCGCGGAGCACTTCGACGCGAAGACGCTGATGATGATCACCGGGGTGCAGAGCGGGCTGGCCGAGGGGCAGGGGATGGAGCAGGTGTCGCAGTTGCTGCGCGATGACCTGATGCGGGGCTTCAGGATCGAGGTGGAGACTGACTCCACCATCGCGCGGGACGAGGACCGGGAGAAGGCTGACCTCGCGGAGTTCCTGCAAGGTCTGAGCGGGTTCATGTCGGCGGCAACGCAGGCGGTTGCCGGCGGGATGATGACGCCGGACATCGCGAAGGAGATCATCCTCTTCGCGGCGCGGCGCTTCCGGGTGGGTGAGGAGCTGGAGGAGCGGCTGCAGCAGATGGGGTCGCAGCCTCCGCAGCAGCAGCAGGACCCGAACGCAGCGGCTGACGCGATGAAGATGCAGATCGAGCAGCAGAAACTGGAGCTGGAGCGCATGAAGATTGAGGGTGAGCAGGCGCTGGAGGCCCAGAAGTTGGTGCTCGAGCAGGCGAAGCTCATGCAGACGGGGCAGATCGAGTCCAAAAAGATCGAGCAGAAGCATATCGAGGCTCTGATCAACCGCGACACGGCGCGGATCAACGCTTCCGGGGGCAATGAGAGGGTGCAATGAGGCGCGTTTGGGCGTTTCGGGACGGGAAAGTGGTCGAGATCACGGGTGAGCGACTACGCCCGAGGAACGCGCTGTCGTCCACGGACGGGCCGATGATCATACCCGACATCCAGCCGTACCAGGCGGTCGGAATCGACGGTTCGTGGGTCACATCCAGGTCACATCACCGTGACCTTTTGAAGGCTCACGGGATGATCGAGGTGGGGAACGAGGCGCCGAAGTGGCTGAAGGAACGTCTAAAGGAGGGCGAGTAGACCATGAGCGAGGAGAAGACGATCCACGACACGTTGCGCGACACAATGTCCGAGCAGTGGGACAAGCTCACGGCAGAGAAGGAGGCCGAGGAGGAGGAACTCAAAGAGGAAGAGGCCGAAGAGACTCCTCCAGAGCCGTCAGAACAGCCCCCGGAAGCCTCTGAGCCTGAGCCGGAGCCAGAAGAGGCCCCGGAACCTGAGACGGAGGAGAAGACACCGTGGGAGGCCGGTGATCTACAGCCACTCGAGCACTGGACGAACGAGGACAAAGCCGCTTTCGGCAAGATGCCGAAGGAGGCGCAGGAGTTCCTGATCAGCAAGGACAAGAAGTTTCAGGCCCACTACACGCGGAAGCTCCAAGAGGTGGCGGAGATTCGGCGTGCACTGGAGCCTGCCCGACCGGAGATGCAGTATTTTGGGGTCAGCGAGGCCGATGCGATTCGCCGACTCGTTGGAGCGCACAAGATGCTCCAGGAGAAGCCGTACGAAGCCATCCGGTTCATCGCGGACACCTATGGGATCGACCTGGGCAAGAGCACGGCTGCGGAGCCCAGGCCGGAGGAGAGTGCGGCAGTTGCGGAGGTGCGCTCGATTCGGCAGGAGATGGCGAACCGCGAGCGGATGGCGCTTCAGGCGCGGGTGATGGCGTTCGAGAAGCAGATCGAGGACTTCAAGAAGGACCATGAGTTCTTCGAAGAGGTCGAGCCCGCCATGACCCGGATCGCCGAAGGGTACGTCGCACGCGGGGAGAACATCCCAGACCTGGCGAGCCTGTACGACCAGGCCGTCTACGCGGACCCGACCGTCCGGCAGCGGGCTCTCGCCCGCGACCGATCCGCCGAGGAGAAGAAGCGGATCGAGGCCGAGAAGGCGTCTGCGAAGAAGGCGCGTCGTGCGGTGAACGCCAAGGTGCGGGGGTCATCCACTGCGGCAGAGGAGCGGACCAAGGCCGAGAAGACGCTGCGCGACGATTTGGCCGCAGCCTGGGACAAGGCGCACGAACAACCGAAAACACTCTGAGAGGTGAACGATGGCATCCCCGAACACGACGTACACAGAGATCGTCACAACGACTCTGCTGCACCGGAACAAGGAACTCGCGGACAACGTGTCCAACAGCAACGCGCTGCTCTCCCGCCTGCGCTCAAAGGGGAAGATCCGGGCCGTCCCCGGAGGCCGGGCGATCGTGGAAGAGTTGGAGTACGCTAGTTCATAAGCTAGAGAACACTGAGATGGAATCAATGATCCTTCTTCCCAATCTTCGCAAGCATCTTACGGTCCTCCGTAACGCGCTTGCGAGTGTGGCACTTGCGGCACAGTGTCTGGGCATTGCTTCTGACGCTCATGCCGTTACAGGCTACAGGAATGATGTGATCAAGCTCGAGGTTCTCGGTGCTTCCGCAGCGGCAGCAGGAGTCTTCCAACCACTCATCGCGCTGCCATGCCCTCCAAGCACCGGACTTGTTTCCATGCGATCCGTCACGGATCTTTCTCGCCTCTGTGTAGCAAGCACGAGAGCAGAACTGCCTTGGTCTGGACGCTGCAAACTGGAAGTTGCTCCCGCACCACTGGCAGGTGTATATCGCCTGATCACGGAGTGTGGCGCTTCGGCACTCGATGCTCCCACAGGTGACTCCGCATCCGATGTCAACCTCCGACTGGTAATACTCTCTGGATTTGCCACAGATCGAGCAGACGGCAGTGACCTTGTGGCTCTTGCCCCAACGGTCAGCCTGGTAGCAGGCTGGAGAGCAATATCTTCCGCTGGTTGTGGATGCGTAGAAGGTGAACTTCTTACCACAGGCGAGGCAGGATGCAGTCTGCGGCGGGTTTCTCATGGAGACCTCCTTGATTCCATTGTACTACAGTTCTCAAACTTTGGCGTACTGAAACCGTCACTGATCGACTTGGAAGCCCAGGCGTGGGCGACAGGGCGCAAGGTCACTGCTGCGGCATACCGGCGTGAACGACTGAGTGTGACGGACGCAATCAAGCGTATGCGACAGTCTGGACTCCCCCATAACGCAGACCTGAAAGGGGAGAGGTGGGCTGAAAAGACCCACCCGACAATGGACGTAAGTCCTTTGTTTGTAACAACTTCGGAGAACGCAACCTTCAAGTACTACTCCGGCTACGAGACCCTGGACATCTCCCCGAGCGACGTGATGTCCGCCGCCGAGTACCCCTGGAAGCAGGCGGCGGTGGTGGTCACGGCGAGCGGCCTCGAGGTGGACGTGCAGAACTCCGGCAAGGAGGCGGTGATCAACCTGCTGGAGAAGCGGATCTCGATCGCCATGAAGACGATGGCGAACAACATCTCGACCGGCATCTACTCGGACGGCACCGGGACGAGCAGCAAGCAGATCACCGGCTTGCAGGCCCAGGTCGCCAAGGTCCCGACCAGCGGCACGGTGGGCGGCATCGACCGTTCGGTGTGGACGTTCTGGCAGAACCAGACCCTCCAGGACGGCACGATGTCGACCTCGACGCTGCTCCCGAAGATGAACCAGCTCTGGCTGATGTGCAGCCGAGGCAACGACAGGCCGGACCTCATCACGGCGGATGACGGCGCGTTCGCCGTCTTCTGGGGCTGCCTCCAGGCGATCCAGCGGATCACGAGCGACACCGACGCGAAGGCCGGGTTCTCGACGCTCGCGTACAACACTGCGAGCGTGATCTACGACGGTGACAGCGGTCACTACGACAACTCGATGTACTTCCTGAACACGGACTACATCTACTTCCGTCCGCACTCCGACCGCAACTTCGTCCCGCTGGAGCGGCGCGGGGCTGTGAACCAGGACGCCTTCGTGGTGCCGATCGTGTTCGCCGGCAACCTGACCATGTCCAACGCCAGCCTCCAGGGCATCCTGTGGAAGGCGTGAGGAGGTTGACATGGCTTGGAACGCAACAGACGTGATCGGTGTGAACTTCACCGCGGTGGACACCACTCCGCAGTTCCCGCTCGGCCTCAAGGTGAGCGGGCGCAACACGAGCAACGGCTACCTCGGTGAGTTCGTCTACATGAAGGGCGTCGCGAGCACGGCGGCGGGGAACTGGGCGCTGCTCAACTACGACGACGGCTCCACCACGCTGCTCCAAGACGGGGCGATCGGGCCGGCGGGCATCGCGATGGCCGCGACGATCGCGAGCACCTACGGCTGGTACCAGGTGCGCGGGAAGGCCAGCGGCCTCCTGAAGGCCAGCGTCGCGGACAACGCGGGCCTGTACGCGCAGGCGGCATCGTCGGCTGGCACGGCCGGGGCGACCGGCTCCGGCCTGAGCGAGATCATCGGAGCCCGCGCCGCAGCGGCGAGCGGCTCCTCGGCAGCGAACACCGAGGTGGAGATCAACTATCCGGTGCTTGGCAAGAGCGCCGGCTAAGGGGGTGACCAGTGGGGTGGAACACCATCGACCTGCTGGGTCCTGACATCACCAAGGTCTACACCTCTCTCGAGTTCAACCTCGGGCAGCGTTGCACCGCGAGGAACACGACCACCGGGTACGTCGGCGAGTTCGTCTTCATGACCGGAGTGGCGAGCACCGTGGCGACAAGCTGGGTGCTGATGAGTTACGACGATCACTCGACGAGTCTGCTCGCTGATGGCGACATCGGCCCGGTCGGGATCGCGATGGCAGCCACGGTGGCGGACACCTACGGCTGGTATCAGATCCGTGGGAAGGCCAGCGGCAAGGTCGCTGCCGGTGTCAACGAGAACGTCGGCCTGTACGCCTCTGCGACGGCAGGGACTGCCGGCGGAACGTCTGCCGGTAAGTCGGAGATCATCGGCGCGTGCTCGGCGGCTGCGTCGGGCGCAGGTGGAGCGACGGAGGTGGAGATCAACTACCCGGTCTGCGGCCTGAGCGCAGGCTGATCTGTGACATCGGGTGGGGGCTTCGGCCCCCACCCTTTACAGGAGGGTGCGATGCCTGGGTTCGATGATTCTTCATTCTCTTTCGGCGGGAAGCAGGAGCGAGATGCCTGCATCCCCATCTTCAGGTACGAGGCGATGCTCGACTCCGAGGCGTCGGACGCGAGCGGGAAGAAGGTCTACAAGGACGTGCCGTTCGTCGAGATCATCGCGCCGGGGAACAACCTTGAGCGCGTGATCCGCCCGGTGCAGGACAACGACAAGGCCCGCTGGCCAGACCAGTGGAAGCGGTTTTCTGAGGGCGGGAAGGGCGGCATCGAGGACATCGACGGAACGCCAATCGCTGAGTGGGCGCAAGCCACGGCGGCACAGGTGAAGACGCTGAAGTCGAGCGACATCCACACGGTGGAGCAGTTTGCGGAACTCCCCGACATCTACCTCCAGGGGATGGGGATGGGGATGACGGATCTCCGCAACAAGGCCCGCGTCTATGTCCAGAACCAGCGGGGCGAGATCAGCGTCCAGAAGGTGTCGGCCGAGAACCGGAAGCTGAAGAGTCAGATCAAGGATCTTGAAAGCACTCTTGAGAAGTTGCACAATAGGCTTGAGGTGCTGGAAGGCAAGGGGAAATGAGCAGCAACCTCCTCCAGATCGGCCAGGCAATCGCCATCAAGGCTGGGCTTCCCGTCCCGTCCACCATCATCGGCAGCTCTGAGCGCACCGTGCAGACCATCCTCCAGGCCATCAAGGACGGCAGCCAGAAGGACGCCTATCGGGACGTGGACTGGGCCGTGCTGCATCTCGAGTACACGTTCAAGACGACCGGCGCCGAGTATTACGACATGCCGCCGGACTTCGACCGCCTCGTGAACAACACGATCTGGGACCGCACGAACGGGCAGACGCTGGTGGGTCCGGTCGGGCCAGAGAAGTGGCAGATGTATCAGTCGGGGCTCTCCGGTCTGACCGGAACGCGGCGTGTCTGCCGGGTCACCGGGCAGGACCGGGTGATCATGCGGCCGTTCAAGCCGCCGCGCCTCCAAATCTACCCGGACACCGCGAGCGCGACGTATCCGAACGATGCCGAGGAACCCATCGAGATCGCCTACGAGTACATCACCACCAACTACATCATGAACATGGGCGTGTTCGGATGGCCGCTGGGAGCGGAGTGGAAGTCGGACGACGACTACGCGGTGATCGACGACGACATGATCGAGGCAGCGGCCTTGTGGCGCCTGCTGCGAATGCTCGGCATGAGCTATGCGGACGAGCGCGAAGAGTACAACGCGCTGGTGCTCGAGCGGGGGTCGCATGATGGCGGCGCGGAGACGTTGAGCCTGCTGCAGGGCGGCTCGATGTTCGACCTGAATATCCCTGACACAGGGTTCGGCAGTTGAGAACGCAGCGACTGACCGGGCAGGATTTCCAGATGCGCGGGATGCGGCAGCGCCTCGCGCAAGAGGTGCACATCGACGCCCCCATCGGGGGGTGGAACACGCGGGACTCCATCGACAACATGGAGCCAACCGACGCTGTGGTGCTGGACAACTGGATTCCTGACCTCGGGTGGGTGAAGTCGCGCCCTGGGTACGAGCTGTACATCGACATCGCCGGGTCGGACGACGTGAAGACTCTCGTGATCTACGAGAAGGGCACGACGAAGAAGTTCCTCGCGTTCCATGGGAGTAGTTGCACGGACATCACGAACCCAGCCTCCCCGTCAACAATCAGCGCGATCACGTCAGGCGACTCCCGCTGGAACTATGCCCAGTTCGACGGGAAGCTCGTCGTGCTGAATGGGAACGACACGCCGTTCATGTTCAACGGGACGAGTTGGTACTCGGCGAACACTGGCGGTGGTGAGTTCCCGCTCACGTTGACTGGCAACCCGGTCCCGACCGATGTGGACAGCCTCATTGGCGTCAACGTCTTCAAGAACCGAACGTGGTTCTGGGAGAAGAACTCCCAAGATGTGTGGTACTCCGCGCTGAACACGATGGGCGGCGCTCTCACCAAGTTCCCCCTTTCCCGCGTCGGGCAGTTCGGCGGCAACCTGATCGCCATGCAGACGTGGACGCGGGACGGCGGGAGCGGCCCGGATGACTTTGCCGTGTTCATCATGTCGAGCGGTGAGGTGATCATCTACCAGGGGTCGTCTCCGGCGACGGGTGGGGACTGGGCGATCGTCGGGGTGTATCGGATCGGGGCGCTGCTGGACAAGCGGGCGGCGGTGAAGTTCGGTCCAGATCTCTTCATGATCACCGACCTCGACTATGTGAACCTGTCCGAGGTGCTCGCCGGGATGGAGGCGAAGACGACTCGGACGAAGGCGAACGGGGCGCTCCAGTTGGAGTTGGCCGTCAATCGGAGCAACGTCGGCTGGGAGGCCATCGCGTGGCCTGAGGGTCGGCTGATCATCTTCAACATCCCACAGGGGTCTGGCGTCTACCGGCAGCATGTCTTCAACTACGTGACCGGCGCATGGTGCAGGTTCACTGGTATCAACGCGCACACGTGGTGCGTGTACAACAACGAGTTGTACTTCGGGGCGGCGAACGGCTGCGTCTACAAGATGACGACGAGCGCAAAGACGGACGCGGGCGCGTCGATCCAGACCATCATGCAGCCCGCGTGGACGACGCTCGGGCTGACGCAGCGGAAGACGTTCGTCGGGACGCGGCAGCTCATCCAGACCAATAGCCCGATCAACATCAAGAACGTCTACGAGGTGGACTACAAGCCTTTCCGCGACCAGCAGGCACCGATCGCGGTCGCGCCGGAGGGGACGCCATGGGGCTCACCGTGGGGATCGCCGTGGACGGCGGTTGACAAGACGCTGGCCGACTGGGAGGTGATCCAAGGATATGGTACTGTGGTGGGGATGAAGCAGTACCTGAACCTCAAGCAGGCTGCGAAGTTTCTCGGGATGACGTGGCTATACAAGATCGGAGAGCGGCTGTGAGGGGTCTGTATTTCCCTGAGAACCCGCAGGGGGTCGCCACGGTCCTCCAGTGGGTGGCTGACCGCATCGGGGAGCGCACAGACCTCTTCCATGAGCCCTACGCTTACTGTTTGGTTGACAACGAGAAAGGTATTCTCGCCGGTTTCGTCCTCCATGACTACAGCGGCAAGAATATCTCGTTCAGCACAGCTATCGAGCCAGGGACGATCATCACGCCGAGGCTCGCGCACGACGTTCTCAGAGTGCCGTTCAACAGCCCCTTGGATGCCTGTAGGGTGACAGCATTCGTCGACGAGACGAACACGCGCTCCGTCAGACTCATCCAGACCCTGGGCTTCAAAGAAGAAGGCAGGATCAGGAAACACTTCGGCGACCACGACGCCCTCGTCTTCGGTCTGCTGAAGGAAGAGTTCGACGGAGGTCGCTATGGGCGCAGGTACGAGCAGCGGCAAGGGAGCGGGCTACGGCAACCGGATGCCGGGGCCGGCGAGCTTCGCAGGTAAGTACCCACAGTTCACAAACCAAATGTCCGGTGCGCCGTGGATGATGAACAGTGGCGGCGGGCCGACGCTGAGTTCCAACGGCGGTGTCGGCAGCTACAACCCGACCGTGCCGCAAGGCGACCTCGCTTCTGTCCTCGCTGGTGGTGGAGGTGGGCCGCTCGCCTCAGAACGCCTGAGCAATATGGGAATGGGTTACGGTGGGCGCCCTTACAATGTGGGTGCTGGTGGCTTCCAGAAGCCCGGTGGCAAGCCCAGCATCGGCACGGCGGGTGGTGGAGGCAAGCCTTCCATCGGGTATGGCGGCGGGCCGTCCCGCGCGATGTGGAAGTGAGCCATGGGCGGCGGCGGTAAGGGCGGCGGTGGCGGGCGCTCCTACTCCCCGGAGGAGATGTTCAGCGCGGCATCCCGGTACAACCGCCTGAACCAGTACACGCCCTTCGGGTCGGTCGAGTACAGCGGCCCATACAACAACGTCGTCACGGAGACGATGTCGCCCGAGATGCTGCAACTGATGAACCAGCAACTCGGTCTCCGGCAGGGTGCGTTCGCGAACCTGCTCGGTCAGTACGGTGCATCCCCGACGAACATCCAGAATCCTGGGGGGGAGGGTGCGGCTGCTGGCGGCGGTGGCGGAGCCGCAGGCGGTGGGACTGATCCGTACGGCAACATCATCTCGAGCCTGCCGGGGTTCGGCCAGGGGCTCCCCGATCTCTACGCCGGTCAATACGGGATGGACCCGAACCTCGACCTCGGGTCGCTCCCGCAGATGGACTACAGCCTCGATCTGGAGTCCCTCTACGGCGCTGACCCGAACCTCGACCTCAGTTCGTTGCCGGGGCTCCCGAGTGGTGGGGATCTCGAGGCACTGCGTGGCAGCACCGAGCAAGCCCTGTTCGAGCGCAGCCGCAGCCTGCTCGACCCGGTCTACGCGGAGCAGGAGCAGCGGCTGAACGAGACGTACGCAAACCGTGGGATGCCGGTTGGGACCGAGGAGCGCACGGAGGAGTTCGGGCGCTTCGAGGGTTCGCGCTCCGACGCCTACAACCGGGCGGCGCAGGAGGCCGTCATCGGGGGCCGTGCGGAGGTCAACGACGCCATCGCGAACGCGCTTGGCATCCGCAGCGGGGCGCTCGGCGAGCGGCTCTCGCAGTACGGGACGAACCTCCAGGGCCGACAGCAAGGGTTGTCAGAACTCCTCGCGCAGTCCGGCCTCGGGATGCAGGGCCGTCAGCAGACGCTCTCCGAGCGGCTCGCGCAGCTTGGCGCGACGAGCGGCCTGAACCAGCAACTCTTCCAGCAGGCACTCGGCGGACGGGGCCAGCTCTTCGGCGAGCAGATGGGCGGCAGGCAGCAGCTCTACAACGAACTGATGGGCACGACGGGGGCGAGCTTCAACCAGTTGGCGTCCATCCTCGGACTCGCCGGCACGCCGTCCTCCGCAGGCGGGCTTGGTGGGTTCTACGGCCCCGGACAGGTCGATGTGATGGGCGGGTACGGGATCAACCAGTCTGGGAGAAACGCCAACACTGCTTTGTGGGGTGACATCATTGGCGGACTCTTCGGTGGTGCAGGAACGGCACTCGGCGGCTGGTTCGGAGGCTGATGATGCCTACCATCGGGCAGGGCCTCACGATGTTTGGTGCCGGGATCGGCAGTGCCCTTGGCAGCCGCCGCGAGCGGAAGAAGTGGGAGCGCCTTGCGGAGCTTCTCGCTGGAGCAGTCAAGCCCGGAGCGACCGGCAAGGCCGTGAGCGAGCTTGCCCCTCTGCTGGCCGGCGTCGGGCAGGCGATGCCGATACCGGAGCACATGCAGGAGCCGACGCTTGCAACAGGCCCTGTTGGGAACCAATTGTTTACTGGAGGGATGGTCCAGAACGCGCTGCCGTTCGCGCCCCCGCAGTTCACGCCAGGCCAGCAGGCGCAGCTTCGCACCCCAGGGGCTGCAGCCGCCCAGAACGCCACCACCGCGCCGTTGCGCGCCATGCTGACGAGCGGCATCCCGCAGGTACAGGAGATGGCGCTGGGGCGGATGTTCGGAAGTGAGAAACAGGACGAATGGGCACGGGCGTCAGACACGATCATCTTCAACAAGGTTGACGGTTCCTACCGGCAACTCCCCACTGGAACGCTAAAACTCAGGGAGAACGAGGTCGTGATGCGGCCCAACCCGGAGACGGGTCAGTTCGAGGAGGTTGCACGAGGACTCCCCAAAGCGACGACCCCTCCGAAAACTAAGTACGTCTCGGCTGAAACTTCTCCCGGCAAGTACACCCTCGTCCCCGAGGACTTCGCCGCAGCGCATGGCTTGACCGTCAAGAAGGATCAGCAGGGGATCTCAATGGGATATGACGCAGAGGGTCGGCCGACAGTGCAGATCGGTGGGGTGCCATCCGTTGCCTCCAGTCAGATGTCGAAGCCAACGCAGACCGCCGTCGAGACGGAGCTTCTCAACGCAGAGAAGGGACTCCTTCGAATCGACAGAATCCTCAACTCCTATGATGAGTCGTATCTCAACGCCCCGAAGCAGTGGCAGAACTGGCTGCGGGATAAGTGGGAGCGGGCTGGATTCTCACTGTCTGCGGCCGGGGAGAAGGAGCTTGCCGGTTACGCGACGTTTGAGTCGTACACGCTCGAGAACCTGAATCGCTACATCAAGGAGATCACTGGGGCGCAGATGAGCGAGGCTGAAGCTGAACGCCTGATGAAGTCCATGCCGCAGATGGGTGAGGGCAAGACACGATTCCGGGCGAAACTCCTCGCGATCCAAGCTGCACTCAAGGCCAACCACGATGCGTTCTACTCAGCGCTCAGGCGCGGTGAGAGTAGGGAACGCGCCCTTGCTGCTGCCGACTCAGCATCGCAGGACGCTTACAACTTCTACGTCACAAAGGATGGCGGGAACTTCTTCGCTGGCCCGAAGGAGATGCCAGCGGCTCCTACCGGTTACCAGTGGCAGCAGCGTGAGGATGGTGTGAACGTCCTTGTGAGGATCGACTGATGCCAGAGCCGGATGTCTTCCGCTTCGAGGCGCCGAACGGGCAGATCTATGAGATCCCGAACGATCTCCCGACGAAGGAGAAGAACCGCCTCATTCAGGACATCCTCGTGCAGACTGGCGCCATCGAGGAGCCGCGGCGAGTCTCCATCCCGGTCGGGATGCGCGGTGCGACCGGCCCCGTCAAGATCAAGGAGTCGACGGCCCGTCTGATCACCAACATCCCCGGTGAGATGGCCGCGTCGGCTGGCCTTGGACTGCTCGGGGCGGCTGCCGGGGCGACTCCCCCAGGACTTGCCGTTGGTGGCCCCGGCGTTCTCGGGATGGCCGGTCGTGCTATTGGGGCTCCGATCGGTCGGAAGTTGATCTCAGAGCCGCTCCAGAGGGCTATGGGGGTGCCTCCTGAGCCTATGGGGCTGGCCGGAGCGGCCGGGCTGGCCGGAGCGGCTGGGGCTGGCGAACTCGCTGGCCTAGGGGCTTCTAAGGCCTTTCGCGGAGGTCTCGGGCTCCTCGGGCGTGGCCCTGGTCGAGCCTCCAGGGAAGAGGCCCGCTACCTTCTGAAACTCTACCGAGAGGCCGGGGTTGATCCGCCGAGCGCATCGTCGATCATGCAGTCGAAGATGCTTCAAGGTGCGTTCGGTTACGCGCAGAAGAGCCTGTACTCCGCTGGTGTCACGGATGACTTCCTCCAGAAGCAGGAGGAGCACCTGCTCCAAACGATTCTCAGCCGTACGGCCAAGCCCGGTACGGCGTTCGGGGGCAGGACAGCGCAGGAGGTCGGGGCGGTAGTCAGTGCTGGGCCACGCAGGGCGAAGGCTGCGTTCGAGGCCGAGGCGCGGCGGCTCTTCAACGAGGCCCGTCGCCTGCGCCCGCCGGATCTCACTGTCACGCTCAACCGGGCGATGGATCAACTCGACTCCACGCTGTACGAGCACGTCGTGGACATCGCGTCGGCGGCTGGCGGAACGAAGATGGCGGGGATCGCACAGCGCGTACAGCGGGCCATCGCTGGCGGCAATCCTGTCCTCTTCGAGGATCTCGAGCGCCTGCGGTCGTTCGTCGGTCGGCAGATCAGCAAGACAATGGGCACCGAGCGCGGAGAACTGAAGACGTTCTTCGCTCGGCTCACGGACGACATGGAACAGGCGCTAGATACCAACCCGGCAGTACAACCAGATGCCGTCGCTGCATGGCGGGCTGCTCGCAATCACTACCGAGAAGGTATCAAGACGGTCGATGACTTTTACGCGAAGATCAACAAGAAGGTCACCCCAGAAGAGGTGACTGCTGAACTCGACAAGTACATCGTCGGCTCGACTCCAAACCCAACGAGACTCCAAGAGATCAAGTCGACGCTGACCGACGAGGAGTGGGGCGCATTCCAAGACTGGTTCATCAGAAAGAACCTCGTCACGCCTGATGGCAAGCGGTTCCTCGGTTTCGACCATTTTCTCAGGCAAGCCGAGCAATGGGATGACCAGATGATGGACCTTGTCTTCGGTGCCGGTTCCGAGAAGCACCGCTGGATGTCAAACCTGAAGGACATCGCCCGCAACGAGGCGAAGTACGGCGCAGGCGGTGTGCAGCGCAACCCGCTCATGGTAGCGAGCGAGGTGGTCGGCCCCGTGGCCGGAGCTGCTGGAGTGATCGCCGCGAAGGGCAACCCGTTCCTCGCACTTGTCACTCTCGGGGCTTACCCGATGGGGATGAACTCCTTCGGTCGTCTCCTCACGAGCGAGACGTATCTGAAGTGGGTCGTCGAAGGGGCGAAGATAGCTCCGAACAAGTGGGCATCACATATCGGAGCACTGTCCGGCATCGCTGCGTATGAAGATCCAGAAGTTCAGGAGGCTCTCCTCGAACTTGTTCAGAACATGAAATCCGGCATGGAACAACCCGGCCCTCGTCAAATCCCCGGCATGGGCCTGCTCGCAGGGAGGTAACCCTATGGGATGGTCAGGCGGCATTTTCACTCGCGTCCACGACTGGACGGAGGACGAGGCTGGTGGGTACGACATCGTGGCGTCGCGCTTCGACGAGGAGGATGACAACTTCGAGTCGGGGATCAACGCCTGCCTGACGAAGGACGGCACGAACACGCCGACCGCCAACCTGCCGATGGGCAGCCGGAAGCACACTGGCGTGGCGACGGCCACTGCTTACGATCAGTACGCCACGGCCGGTCAGGTGCAGAATGGGTCGTTGATCTGGCCCGTGACGGGCATCACGGGCGGCTCCCTGAACGCCTACACCCTGACGCTCGTGATGGCCCCCTCCGCGTACACTGGCGGGCAGACGTTCAGCTTCAAGGCGAACCGTAGCAACAGTGGGGCGACCACTCTGAACGTGAACAGCCTCGGGGCGAAGGCGGTCTACTACAACGGTGCGGCCTGCGCTGGGGGTGAGATCGTCATCAACCGCGTCTACACCGTGATCTACGACGGCACGCAGTTCCACCTGATCGGGGCCGGGGGTGGGAGTGGGGCATCGTACGGTGGGGCGAAAGTGTGCATGAGTTCGGCGCAGGAGATCGCGACGGACACACCCACTCCGGTTGTCTTCAACACGGAACTCTACGATGATTCCAACTATGCCTCTCCGTCGAGCACAGCTCTGACCATCCCGGTGACCGGGAGGTATCGCGTCACGGCGTTCATATACTGGGCGACGGCTGGAACTGACCTTGGGGAGGGTTTCGCGCAGGCTGCAATGGCCGTCAACGCCACACGATGGTATGTGGCGGCTCCGTTTTCGTTGGTCACCTCGCATTTCGCCGGGAGCCCATATTACGTCAAGCCGAACGTCAACCTCGTCTGGGAGGGGAAACTCACGCAAAATGACCTCGTGACGATCGTCGTGACACACAGCAACGTCTATGGCAGTCCCCGCTATGTCTACGGCAACGGGACAGAGTCCGATTCATCTTGGCTTGCGATCGAGCGCATCAAATAGGAGGTGTGCTATGGCTCGTGGTGATCTCGTGCTCTTCGAAGAACTGGCGAAGTACTTGGGCGGGACGCTGACTTCCCAGAAGGCGATGGACTTCGACACCGGCGGGGACACGTTCAAGCTCGGGATCATCGACAGCACGATCACCCCGACTGCCGCGCTCGCCACCCCGGCGTGGGGCGACTTCAGCGCCAACGAGGTGACCGGCAGCGGGTACGTTGCCGGAGGCGCGACGCTTGCGAGCCAGAGCTTCAACGAGGCCGATGGCGACGCCGTGTTCGACGCCAGCGACGTGACTTGGAGCCAGGCGAGCGGCGGCACCAGCGGTTTCACGGGCGCCTACTGGGCGATCCTGTACGACGACACCATCACTTCACCTGCTGACCCGGCGCTGGCGTTCGTGGACCTGGCGGGGCCGGTGAACAACAACGACGGCGATGTGGTCGTGAGCTGGAACGCGAACGGCATCTTCAAGGTCGCAGTGTAGGGGCCTTCGATGCCGACGACGACTGTCAACGCCATGCTCGGCACGGTGACGGTCACGGCCGTCACCCCGGCCTTCGCCATGAAGGACTGGAAGCGGACGCTAGTCAGCGCCGGGAGCGGAGCGGTCACCGTTACGGGCTTCGCAGCGAGCATCATCGCGCCGGTGATCGCCGCGACGCTCGGCATGGTGGCTGTCACCGCCTACCCGGCGGAGATCCACCAGGCGAGGATCGACGTCCTGTGCAACACTGGGATGGTCACCGTCACAGGGTACGACGTCAGTCCGCACATCGTGGGCGTCATCGTGCCGGCGACGCTCGGCCAGGTCACCGTCACGGGCTTCGACGCGGTGAACACGATCTCGACGGTGGTGAAGGCCACCCAGGGGGTAGTGACCGTCACGGGCTTCGACGCGGTGGTGGCGAAGACGCCGGTCTGGGCGTCACTCGGTCAGGTGGTGGTGACGGGGTACAACCCTGCGGTGGTGGCCCCGCTGGTCATGGGCGAGGCGATCGGGCCGATCTCCGACACCTCAAAGCAGTACATCACCTACTACCAGGATTGGGCGACGCACTTCCCTGCCGAGATCGCCCGCCGCTGGCGGCAGTTTCTGCTCGACACCTTCTACATCGCGACGCCTCCCGTCACGGTGGGCGGCACGGCGAACAGCCTCGAGCTGACCACCGACGAGGAGATCGTGCAGATCACACCCGGTCAGTCGCTGCGCTTCACCGCGGCGTACACCAACACGGGTGGCACCATCCTTGACGTGAACGAGATCGGCCCGCAGTCGGTGCTGTACGAGGGGCAGCCGCTGAAGGGTGGGGAGATCGTTGCCGGCGGCTCCTACGAGGTGGTGTACGACGGACTGGCGTGGGGGTTGACCACGTCGTCAAGGAACGTGGCCGGGTTGGCTGCGCGGACGTGGCTGTCGGCCGATCAGGAGCTGACGCACAACACAGAGGAGGCCATCGTGTGGGCGGCGGACGCGCTCTACGATGATGCCGGATTCTTCTACTATGGCGGTGGCGGGATCGAGAGCATCATCATCCCTGCGGACGGGCGCTACAAGATCACTGGCATGGTGATGTTCAGGAGCGATGCCGTAATCGCTGAATTCCAAGTTGGCGTCCGCCTATACATCAACGGAGAGGCAGTCGATGCATCCAGATCCGACTCACGTTTGGAAGAGGGCGCGGATGACTGCGGGGTGCATTTCGAGTATGTCGATATCTTCCAAGGCGGCGACGAGATCATCCTCTATGCCCGCGAGTGGAACAACATGAGTGAGAATGCTTACGCGCAGGGGAGTTCCCACCACCGTCGGGCTTCCTGGTGGGCGATTGAGAGACTGCGATGATGGAAACTTGGGTCCGCGACATGGTCGCCATTCTCGTCGGAGTCGTCACCATCTCTGGGGCGATCCTCGCGGCGCAGTGGCTTTACTATTGGCCGAAGGTGCTGCGCGTCGTGAAGGAAGCGGTAGGTGAAGCCATGAAGCCCGAGCATGAGTACGTCCAGCGGGAGCTGTCCCGCATCGACAACCGTCACAACTTCTGCATCCGCGACACCAAGGCGAGCATCGCACAGGTGGACGCCGGTTTGCGGGAGGACATCCGCTACATCCGGGGGAGGCTCGACTGGCTGATCGACACGATCATCGCCAAGCAAGGAGGGAATCATGGGTGACCTGACCAAGGACTTCGACCGCTCCGAGTTCGCCTGCCGCTGCGGCTGCGGGTACGACGCCATCGACCTAACGTTCGTCGAGAAGCTCCAGGTCGTCCGTGACATCTCCGGCGCGGCTTTGTACATCAACAGTGGCTGCCGCTGCGTCAAGTACAACGCCGAGGTCGGCGGCGTGCCGCACTCATCGCACCTGCGCGGACTCGCGGCGGACATCTCCACGCGGGACGGCGAGCTGCGGTTCAAGGTGCTCGACGCGGCGTTCAAGGTCGGGTTCAAGCGCATCGGGATCGGAAGCTCCTTCGTCCACCTCGACATCGACTCCGAGCTGCCGTTCCCGAGGCTCTGGACGTACTGAAGGAGGTGATCGCATCATGGTCGGGACACTCATCAACTCAGTCGGCGGTCGCGGGTTCGTCTTCGCTCTGCTCGCCGCCCTCTTCACCGCAGGCTACGTCATCCTCCATGACATGACCTGGGCGCAGTGGGTGGACTACAACAAGGTGATCGGATTGGCCTTCCTCACCGCGAAGGGGATCGAGGGCGCGGCCGATTCGATCGCCACCAAACGGGGAGGTGGCTGATGTTCACCGGGCTGCCCCTCTACCTTGGCATCGGGGCGCTGGTCGTGATCGTCGCGCTCTCGGGCGCTCTCTGGGTGCAGACCAATCGCGTCGAGGCGAAGCAGCAGCAGATCGCCGCGATGGAGCTGCTCAACAAGGCGTGGGAGACGAAGGTCACCGAGAAGCAGCAGCGGATCGACTCCCTGATGCTCGCGATCAAGGAGCAGAACGCCCTGATCGAGGGCATGGCCGACAACGGGGTGCTCGCGCAGCAGCGGCAGGTCGAGATCGACCGCCTGCAAGCGGAGCTGGCGCACGCTGCGGCTGCTCTGCGGGTGATCTCCGAGAAGTACGACGCGCTGCGCCTGCAAGCGGTTGGTCTGGACGTGTGCCAGACGTACGGGATGGTGCTGCGTTCACTCGCCGGAGGTGCGCCATGACTGCACGGACCGCCGACCTGCTCCGCACTATCGGGCTGTGCGTCCTCATCATCGCCATCTTCATCATCGTGTTCTGCACGGCGGGCTGCCGGTCCACGTGCCCGCCCTGCCAGGAGCCGGAGCAGGTGATCGTGAAGGTGAACGTGCCCGTGCCGTGCATCGTGGACATCGCGCCGCTGCCAGCGGTCGGGCCGCTGGTGAGACCGCCCTACCCGGTGGGTGCGGACGAGGAGACGCTGAAGGCGTGGGCGCTGACGCTGGGAGAGGCGATCGAGGCGCGGCTCGAGATCATGGACGCTCGGGAGGCTGCGTGGCTCGCAAAGGTGACGGCAAACAACTCGGCGCTGCCGAAGTGCTCCGCCGTGGCTCCACCGTAGACCTCACCCCCTGTTACACCCCGCTCCCGTCGTGTCCTTCACCCTCCTTCCTCTCGACGGGAGTGGGGGCTTTTTGACACGCTGGGCACCGTTCCACCTCCGGTCGGTCATCGTCGTAGGGGTCGTCACTCGTGGTGACCACCCAGCGCGTCCCGTGACACAGCGGGCAGAGTGAGGCGATGTCCATCTCACGTCTCCGACAGCTTCACTTCCGGCAGCGTGTCCTCCGGCTCGTCCGCCGGCCGGAGCGTCCACATCAAGGTCGGCTTCTTGCTGCCGTTCTTGCACACCTCGGACACGCTCAGCAGGTTGCGGTCGATCATGGCGCTCTGTACCTCGTCCACCTTGTAGGCCGGCAGCCCGAGCACCCGCGCCACCTTCCACCTCGGCAGCTCCCCACCGTTGCGGGCCATCCACACGGTGACCTTCGCGATGTGGCGGTTGACCTCGGCGGGCGTCGCCCCCCGGATGAACTCCGTCGCCCAGTACGCCCACTTCCGCGCCATGCTCACCGCCTGCTCCGCGTCGGTGTCCAGCACCTCGAGCCGCCCGTCGCTGCCGAAGCCGTTGGGCCTGCCTGCGGCGATGATCATGGCGAGCTTCATGCTCATCTCACTCACCCGCTCGAGCATGATGGTGGTGGGGTCGTCGGCCTTCATCTGCGCGTTCTCGGTTTCGGCTTGGAACTGGTCGAGCGCGTTCACCGCCCGGCCGTCCACCCATGCGTCCGGGCACCGCTCGGCGGCGTATTTGGCCCGCTTGTGGATGGCCTGCAACTCGTTTGCGATGTCCATCCTCTTGCCGGGGTCGGCGGGCTGGAGGTCGCGCAGGCTCATGCGCTCGGGTTTGTCCTGGGGGGCGATGATGGCGAATCGTGCTAAGAATCCGTCCTCCACGTCGTCGATCTTCATCCGCGACATGAACGCAGTGGTCAGGTTCCCGATGATGCACAGGTGGGGGTCGTTGACCTCCCAGCAGTCCTCCTTGCCCTTCTTCTCGCGCCTGACGTAGCGCCAGTTCTCATGCCCGTGCACGGTGAGGAGGAACGACCGGGTGCCCGCCATGTAGGATTGGTGGTGCATCCTGTCCATGATGCCTGCGAACTCGTCCACGAAGAGGATCGCGGGCTGGCTGCTGCGCTTCGCCATCTCCTCCTCGAGCCCACCGGGGGTGAAGTTCTCGGGGAGCATCACGCCGCCGATCACCCGGTTCAGCACGTCCTTGGCGAGCTTCATCGCGGTGGATTTCCGCATGACGCTCGACTTGCCGTAGATCAGCATGTAGAGGTTCGTGCGGATGCCACCAGGGGTGGTGGAGACTTCAAGGCGCAGCCCCTGGGTCAGCAGCGCCAGCAGCATGACCGCGTAGGCTTCGTGGTAGTCATGCGGCGCGTCGGTGCAGTCCTTGGCGTACTGCACGTACTTGTGAATCCAGTTGGTTGGATCGACAACCGCTGGGCAGAAATTGTACTTAGCCACACATCCCCCTCCGCATCATC